GTTCGCCGACGCGAAGCCCGCCTCAGTCCTGTCGAGCGCGGAGATAACGATCGTCAGGTTGTTTGCCATGGATCAGGTTGCCAGTGCCTTGAAGCTAGTAGGGAAAAACGCCGGATGCACCGGGTCAGCTTGCGCGACCAACTCATCCGCGCGCGATGCGTCCCGATAGATACGATTCGCGAGGGCCAGCGAGGGCAGCGGGGTCGCAAACGCAAACGTCCGCATCGCCGGCAGACCCGCGCCGCGCTGATTCAGGTCTGATACAACGGCTTGCCGCAGCGAGCGCAGCGCGTCGTACGTTTCATCGTCGCCCTGATCGCCCGCTATCGTCATCTCGCCGTCAATCAGATCGAGCACCTGAGTGCGTACTCGCGCGGCATCGTCGCTCGACGTCGGCTCGTAATTCGATGCCGCGATAGCGATCGATGCAATGGTCGTGCGCCGAAAAAGATCTGAGCACGCTGATTGCATCGTTGCCATCGCGGTGCCGATCGTCGACGTCGTTGTTGCGCCGCTCGGCTGGTAGCTCGCCAACGACGTGAGCAAGCGCATCGAATCAGCCGGATCCGGCGTGGCCGCCAGCATCGCGCTCGTGACACCCTGCACCGCCGCGGCGAAGTCGTCGACCGTCGAAGAGTCAAGATTCCGCGCCGCCGTGTCTAGCGTCGCGGACGCAGTGTCAAGATTCGCGCGCGCGAGGGTCGCCGCCTGTGTAAGGCTTTCGACGGTTGCGCCGCTCGTGTCGACCGACGAGCTCGGAAACTTGCTGAACGTCGGCACCGTCGCGCTGCCGGCGAACCGACCAAAGTCGCCGGGCAGGTTCGTCAGGAGCCTGAAGAGGTTCCGTGCGTCACCAACGAAATTCTTTGCCGCCGTGTACCAACCGACGGCCGTACTTACCGCCGAGCCAAGCACCGCCGCACCATATGCAATCGCGGTCAACGCCGTTCGAGCGAAGTTGAGCGCGGCCGCGACGTTCAGGCCGCTTGCGGCGCTTTCGATGAGACTTCCGCCCGCCACCGAGGTCGCAGGGAAGACACGAGGGCCGCCCTCGATGAATTCGAACTCGAACTCAAAATAGCGGCCCTTCTCCCATCGCTCGATCCAGCGGCTGTCCATCAGGCTGACGTCTCGCCGACCATACGTCGGATGCACGAGCGAGCCAGCGCCTTCCTTCTCACAGGCCGCAATCAGCAGATCGCGCTGCGCGATGACGTCGTCGCCAACGACGAACCCGAACACCCGAAAGCGCCGCGTGCCGCGCCCAAGATCCTCAACCCACGGAGTGTCACGCAGCGGATATTCGTGCAACTCATTCCGGCGACCGAAGCCGCCTTCACCGCCGAGCGATACGAAGGGCACTCCGCGAAACGAGGCGGGACGCAACTGATCGAAGTACGACCCCGCCGAGCCGCCGAGGCGAGCGGCAAGCGAGCTCGCCAGATTGGAGATGCCCGAGGTGGTGCCGAGCACTGCGCCTGCGCCGCCCCCTATGTTCATGCCTTCGCTCCAATCTGTTGTTTCATGCGCTTGGCCTGATCAAGCCAGCGCAAAGTCTCGGAAAACGTCATGCCGTCAGCGTCGTTCGGTCCCCACCGCATGAAATGCGTCAAGTCGGCGAGGACGTCGTCCCAGCCTTCCGGCATGGCCGTGACGGCGGCAATCAGTCGTCCGAGTTCGCTGTCCGCCGAAGCTGAAAACCGTTGAAGTACGCGCACGCGGCCATGAAGTCCCGCGCGGTCAGCGCGCGCACTGCGTTTTTCGGCACCTTCGACACGATGCTAATCAGCGCGATACTCGAGGCGAAGGTGCCGCCGGCGGCGGACGCCTTACGCTTCTGCTGGTTCGTCGGCTCGCAAAGTTCGAGCGAAGCGACATTCAGCGGGCTGTCGTCGGCCGTGAGCTTCACCGGCGATTGGAGAACGAGCTCGAACTCGTCGGCGCTCGCCTTCATGCCGCTGATCGCTTCCTTGCCAAACGAACCGATGAAGTCGGCCGCCTCGTCGATCTGGCTCGTGTACATCTGATCGATGACGTCAACGGGCACGCCGCTAAGCAGCGCTATAAGGGCGATCTGCAGACCATAAACACCGGCCGCGTTTTCCGCCTTCTCATATTCGCCGGCAGTCGGCTCGCGCAGCGTGATGGAATCGACCGTCTTCGCCTGATCGCCCTTTCCGTAGCTCAGCGCCTTGCGCAGTTGGATGGTTTTTGTGTCGCTCATCGATTACTGCTCCGTTACCGAGCCCTGCAGGCCTTCCCACTTGACCGTGAACTTCGCTTCGGTCGTATCGACTTCCTGCGCTTCGACGGTCCACATGTTCCGGCCGATGATCGTCTTGCCGTTTGCGAGCTCAAGAACGACCGTGTTGCTGCGCATCGCGTTGATCGCAGCGAGGCTGACGCCGCCCGAGTCGCGGATCGATGCAGAGATCGACGGAGCTTTGGGCTTCTCGCTGAAGCCGTGCACCGTATCTTGGCCGGCCAGCGACTCGCGCGTCACGGTGCCGACGTCGTACCGCAACTCACCTTCGAGCTGATAGTTGACGCCGTCGATCGTGATATACGCGGTGCCGGCGATGAAATTCGTGTTGTTCGCCATCGTTGGCTTCTCCACAAAAGAAAAAGCCGCCCGGTCATGGGCAGCTCACAGCGTTGGCGAACTGCTTACGTCTGGCTGGTCGACAGACGGAACTGCGCGAGCAGCGCGAAGATCCGCAACTGGTTGATCAGCGTGCCCGGCCAGAGGACGTCGACACGGTTCGGGTTCTGCGCGTTTTGCTCGACGATGATCGACTGAGCGAACTGATCGCTGCCCTGCACGTAGCCTTCGTACTCCATCGCCTGATATTCGGCGATTTGATCAGCCTTGATGATGTTCGGCGTCACGATGCCGGCACCCGGGCCGAAGCGCGTGCCGTTCGCCGCCAGCTTCACGCGCGCATACTTCGACGTCACCAGCGTGCGCAGGCGACGCAGCACGTACGCGAGCAGGAACATCGTCTCGACTTCGAGATAGCTGTTGTCCGGCTGGCCGAATGCGTTCGTCTGATAGCTCGTGATCAGGTTCTCGATCGCGACCGTGCCGTCATCGCCAACCGTGAAGGTGGCGATGCCGTCATAGAGAAGCGTGTTGCGTTGGCTCAAGTTGAATCGCGATTGCAGCGGCGGCGCCAGAACCCCCGTCAGCGCGACGGTCTGCATCGGTACGCCCGGATCAGCGCGCACGCTCACCGCCGTCACCGCCGCGATCGCCGCCGCCCACTGCCATGCGGGCGTCGGCGAGTCGTTGAATCCCATGATCGACTCGTGCTGGTTATTGCGCGCCGTGCCGAATGTGGTGAGCCCTGCCCACGTGCTGCGATAGGCGGCGAACACGTGGCCATACACCTGCTGCTGCCAGCTCCAACGGCCGGTCGAGTCGTTCAGGAACGCCTTCAGCGCGTCGAGCGACGTCGTATCGGTGAACGCGCACGCAATGAAGTCGAACGGCATGTCCTGAAGATTGCCGAGCGCCGTCGTGAGCGTGGGGTTCGTCGTACCGCCCGCCATTGCCGTGATCGTCGCAGCGAGGCCGGTCGGCAGCGCCTCGCCGGCCGTCGTGCCGATGTAATTGAAGCGGACGTCGATGTCGTTGCCGACGAGGCCCTTGTTGTCCGCCGTCAGCGTTACGGTGCTCGTCGATGCGGCTGCAGTGACGGGCATCGACGGAATCAGATTGATCGCCGCAGCGACTGCGGTCGCAATCTGCGCGGTCGTCTGGCCCGCCGTCACCGGCACGGTGACAAGCTGACCGGCGATATAGAGCGAGATCGTGCCATTGGCCGTCGGCGCCGACGTGAAAGCGATCGTACCGGTGGCGGCCACGGCGCCCGCCGCGTCCTGCACAGGCAGATACCAGAGCTCGCCGAACTGATCGTTCTGGCGATACGCCGCCGTCATCAATGCGAGCACGCTGTTCGCGCCAGCCTGGACGTTCGCGTCGCCCGTACCCGACGAGATGAGGGGCACATTCGGCGTCGCCGCGCCGGCCGAAGTCATCGGCCCGATGAGCAGCGCGCGTTGGTTCGCAACCGCGGAGTTCGCGTGCGAGTTGTCGATCTCGGCGAAGAACAGCGGCGTGCGGATGTTCTGCGGGATCTGCTTGAACGGAATGGTCATTCTGCGTCACTCCCCGACTGCTTCGGTGCGGGCAGAGCCGCGTTGTCCGCGAGAACGACGTCGCCGTCATTGAGCACGCGGGTCCAGAAGATGTCGCCGTCCGGCACTTCGATGCCTTCGTCCGGCAGCAACTGCTTCGTAACCGGATGCCGCACTTTGAGGCCCGGTGCAGGTTTGACGATCATTCGTCGCTCCTATTGAGGAAATTGAACGTTGACCTCGCCTTCCGCGCGGCCGTCCGGGCCCTGCGTGCGCGGGGCCGGCGTGACAGCGTCGGGGAATGGTGGGTCCGGATAGGTGCCGTTCGGATCGGCGACGTTCGTGAGGTCAGCCGTCACGTTCATCGCTAGCAACTGCGTGTTGATGTCCGGATAGAACGTCTCGACGAACTCAAGTCCCAGGAGGATTGAAAGGCCGCCTACGTGTGTCGAGCCATCAGCGGTCACCTCCGTTTCCGTGTCGCAGAACGAGAAGTCCTGCACGATACGGCGCAACGGAATGCTCTTGAAGACCGCTTCTTCTATCTCCGCGCCGAGCGTCTCCAGCGCGAGAAGAGCAGCCGGCCCAGATGCCGCCGACACCTCCGCCTTGATCTCGAATGCTGCGACCGTCGTGAAAGCCGTCGGACCGTTTCTGCCGTTCGATTGCTTGCGCTCTTTCGCCGGTCGCAGCTTGATCGCGGGCAGCTTTGGAGCCGCCACGTTCCAGTCGCCGGGCGAATACACCGTCACGCCCGGGATCGTCTGTAAGATCGAAAGCAGCGCGCCGCGCAGTTGCGCGCGGCCAGTTTGATCAGGCATCGGTTTGCCCCGGAACGTTGAGCATGAGGCGGCCACCGCCGTGACCGTCAAGATGGACCTCGCGCACCTGCCACTGCTCGCCCGTCTTATTGATCATCAGCGTGTCGTACTGCTGTGGCTCGACGGGGAACTGCGAGACCTGGATGCCAACCGTCGGCTGCTGCGTGACGACCGTCGACCCGGTCACCGGATCGACGCCGAAGAACGCCTTATCGTAAGCGCCAGTGATCTGGAACGAGCCACCGTCGATCGGCATATAGGTGATCGCCGTCCCGAACTGCGCCATCAGAGGACCGAGGATCTTGCCGTCGACGATGTCATCCCAGTCCATCGGTCACTCCGACTCGTTGATCGACACCTGGCCGCCGGTGATCTGCGCGCCTTCGAGCTTCACTTCCTCGACCTTTTCGGGAACGAGGAAGCCGAGATCACGCAAGCGCTTCACCTCCGACTCCGGCAGTCGAACTTTCTGACCGGCCGTCTTGATGACCGGCTCTTCGTTCGGCTTCAGTTGGTCGTGGATCGTGCGATTGCGCGCGACGACGGCTTCAACCATCTTTTCGTTGGTAGCCATCAGTCACCTCACGCGACGGTCGCGGCCAGCGCGGCGTTGACCCGGCTCGGGATGATGATCGGAGCCGATTGCATCATCAGGAAACGCTGGGCCGGATCGTCCTTCAACCACGTCTTCGGCGCGAACGGCAGCGAAGCATAGTTGAACGCCGGGTCGATGATCTGACCGAAAGCGCGGGTGCCGTCGAGATCCGGACCCGTCATGATGAGGGAGCCGTCCGGAAGCATCGGTTGCTCGACGTTGTTGTCATCGACGTACCAGTCGTTGTACAGCCAGAGGTTGTATTGCCCCCACACGCCCTTCGAAACGGCACCGCGTTGAATCTGTGCGCCTACGTTCACGACGTTGCCGTTCTGCCCCAACGCCGGATAGTAGATCGCGCCCTTCAGCGTCGGGTCGAGCTTGAAACCATTCCACGCTTTCGGGGTGAAGACTATGTCGGTTGCGACTGCGCCCGACGACTTCAGGATCTGCTGCTGCCACGTTTCAATGTTGCCGGTCGGGTTGGCCGTGCCTGCGGTGATGTTCGCAGCCGTCCATTGCGCGCCGCCCGTCAGAGCAATCGTCAGCGAGCCGTCGCGACCGAAGTCGATCACGGTCGTCGGGAAGCCTTCGCCGGAAACCGTGAGCGTGCCGGTGACCAGCACTTGCGCCGCCATCCACTCCATGCGGCGCGTGAGCATATCGATCTGATCGTTGAGCTCGAACTCGAGGTTCATCTGCTCACGGACTTCGGGCGACAGCTCGCCGCCGATGCGCTCGCCAATCATCCGACGGACCGGCTTGCGCAGATCCGGCGCGCGCTTGTCCTTGATGTAGGGCGGTTTGAACGTGTTCGTCTGGTAGCGGCGGCTCTCGACAAGCTTGCCTTCGACCAGCGGCGAGCAGAACGGCGACATCCGGCGCTTGCCGACGTCGACGTCGATCGAGACGTACTCGCTGTCAGCCGGGATCATGTTCGGGAAGAAGCGGTCAAGCAGCCAGCTCTGTGCCATCTTCAGGTTCTGCACAACCCCGACCAGGGTGTTGGTGTCGTAAATCAAGTTTCCGGGCATTGCTCTCTCCGAGTGTGTGGCCCAAATGAAAAAGCCCCGCGCTGTGGCGGGGCCTTCACATCAGTTCGATTGAGGGTTTAGCTCGGGTCAGCAGCCGTGACCGAGGACTTGAGGTGGATGCCGAGCGGGCGCAGCGCGTCTTGTGCTGCCGTCGCCGTGATGCCGGTGCCGAGCGTCACCGCGTTGACGTTGAACTCGCCTTCGAGATATACGCCCGCAACGACGTCACCGGCGCTGCCATCGGCGTAATCAGCGAGAATCGCCGTCGGCGTCTGGCTGCCATCGGACGATGCCGACAGCGCGACGGTGAACTTGCCGCTCGCCGTGATCTTGCCGAGTACCGTGCCGCGCACGAACGGGCCGCCCGTGATCGTGACGTTGCGGGTGACCAGCTGCTTCGGACCGGCGATCAGTTGATCGGGAACGAACGTCTGTGCGGATGCCGACGGGACTTGGGGGTTCTCCCCGACCGTGGTAGGAGTCAATGCCATTTGGGTTTCTCCGGGTGTGGGGAGGGATTAGAGCTCGCCGCGACGGAGTTTGCCCGCCGCGATGATGCGTTCTGCCAGCGTCGGCTCTGCCGCTGCAGGTGCCGAATCGCCCGGGTTGCGCGGACGGGCGTGTGCCATACGCTCGTCGAGGGAGGGCTTACGCGCCGACGGAGACGCCGCTGCTTGCTCAGCCTGGCCAAACGACAGCGCGTTGATCGCCTCGCTCGCCGACATATTGGTGTCGAACGCAAACGCGCATGCTTGCTTGACCATGCCTCGCTTCATGCCTTCGGCCACGATGGCTGCGCAGCGCACGCGCTCGCGTTGGCGGGCGCCCTTTGCACGACCGGCGCGCTTGCCTTCTTCCTTGTCTTCCTTGTCGTCGGCCTCTGCGTCAACGTCGTCGTCCGTTTCTTCAGCGCGGTTCGCTTCCTTGTCCTTCTCATCCTGTTCGGCCTTGCGCGCCTCTTCGTCTTTCTTGTCCTGCTCTTCCATGCGCTTCGCGTAATCCTCGTCGGACTCGTCGTCGCGCTGCTTGCGATCCTCGTCTTCTTCCGCGCGGGCGGCCGCGCTCGGCGACGACGCGGACGCGCTCGGCAGCCCGAGGAAATGGGCGAACGGCATCGCGCTCGCGATCTTCGAGAGCTTCATATAGCTTCCCTTGAATGAAAATTTAAGACCGGATCGACTGGATCAGGGCCCGAAACGCGGCATCGGGAGCCGCCACTTCATCCGCTAGTCCGAGAGCGACACCCTTCTCGCCCATGAACGTTGCGGCTTGCGTATCGCGCACCGTGGCGGCCGCGATATTTCTGTTGCGGGCAACCGTTTCAACAAACAGTTCGCCCATCGTGTTGATGTCTGCCTGAAAGCGCGCCAGTGCATCGGGCGCAAGCGGGATCTCAGAATGGCCGTCGGCTTTGTAATCCCCGTAGGTGATGAAAGTCACCTTCATGCCAGCCTTCGACAGCGCTTCAGACAAATCGACGTGCGCGCAGATGACGCCGATGCTTCCCACGCCGCCCGTACGCGGCACGATGATGCGATCAGCAGCGCTCGCGATCGCATATGCGGCGCTATAGGCCGACTCGTTGAGAATCGACCAGATCGGTTTCACGCCGCGCGCGCCGTAAATCATGTCGACAAGATCGAAGCATCCGGCCACTTCTCCCCCGGGTGAGTCGATGTCGAGCGCAATGGCACTGACGTCCGGATCATCGAGCGCCATCAGCAAATTTTGGCGAATCCCGTCGTATCCCGACATTCCGCTGTATGGACGCAAGGAACCGAGCTTCTGAACCAGCGTGCCCTGAACCTCAATTACCGCAACGCCGCCCACATTGTCGTACCCGGCGCGCGGCGTGCGGCCCGGCTCCGCAAAGCCGTACTCATCATCTTCCATCGCCATCGGAACGATGCCGGTACCGTCCAGCCTTACCATGCCGCCAATGCCGAGCCGATCGGCGAGCGCCGCCACCACGATCTCCGCCTTGCGCGGATGAATAGCGACGGGCGTGTTGAACATCCGCGTCGCCAGTCGTGGGAGAAGGTTGTTCATTGGGCCTTGGGTTCCTGTGTTACCTCGTCCGCCGTCGCGTCGTCCTTCAGCGTCGAGGGAAGAGGAATGCCACGATCCTTGAAGTACTGGATCTCAATCGCGCGCTGATCGATGTTGTCGCGCCAGTCGTTGCCCGACAGCTGCGCCGATTCGTCTTCGAGCGTCGACAGACCCGACTCGATGCCGAGCACCGCGCCCTGACGTTCTTTCATCGGATCGACGTAGCCGCGACCGGGGCCGATCCACCACGCACGCGTATATGCCGCTCTCGCCATCGCGAACTCCGGTGCTCCGGCCGGGAGCGGAAGCTCGCCGATGTCCATCATTTCCTCGACCATCGCGCACAAAATGGGCTGGCCAAATCCGCGACCGAAATCACTGCGGCGCCGATCGAACGTCTTCCACGCTTCAAGCGCCGCGGCGCGATATGACGAGTAGTTGACGTCTGCCCAGTTCTGCGTGATCTGCTGCGCCGACATACCGGTACCAGCTGCGACGTTGCGCAGCATGGCGTTCTCGAACTCGGCGAAGTTGCCCGCCGGCCGGGTAGCTGACACGGTGTTGATCTGTTCGCCGGGAAACAGGATCGGCAGGCGCGCGCCGCCAAGACGGAGGTCCGTCTTGTCGTGAAAATCCGCTCGCGCGTCCTGATACCCGTTGTACGCCTCGGCGTCTTCGCCGTCACCGAGCGCCTCGGTCACGAGCTGCTTATCGAACGGGCTCGTGACGTAAGCGCCAAAGATCGCGTTGATGATCGCCGCGTCGAGTTCGGTGCCGTCGTACTTGATCAACATCTTCAGCCGCTGAAGCACAGGCGTCAGAATGCCCGCGCCGCCGCGATGCTGCGATGCGCGGTCGAAGTCATAGTCATGGACGACGATCGGACGGCCCCAATCTGTTTCGGCTGCAATCCGCTCCCACGTCACCTGCTTTCCGCCGCTGAACCAGTCACCTTGATGCGCCTTGCGGATGTGATACGCAACGGGCGCACCGTATTCGTCCACCTCGACGCCGCCTCGCATCGTCTGGCGGTCAAAATTCTGTTGCGGGTTCGACAGGCGGTCAGGGTCAATCAGCTGCAGAACGGTCGCGTAGCGCGCGCCGCGCGGCAGGCGCTCGGGCATCCACTGAAGGATCGCGAGCGCGTCGCCGTCGACAATCTTGTGGCGGAACGCCAAGCGCATCATCTGCGGGACCGTCAGCTTGCGCTGCGCGTCGCAGAAGTGCGCAGGATCTTCCGACCACGTGCGCCAACCCGCCTCGAGCGCACGTCCAAACTCATCGGCCCAGACGTGATCGAATTTCTTGTTGCCGGTCATCGCGGCGAGCGCGCGGTAATCCGGCTTCGAGATCGGCCGGAAGTCGGCACCGATGACGTTGTCGAGCGTGCGCGTGACCGCCGCCGACGCCCAACCGTCGTTGCGCACCAGGTCGCGCACGCGCGAGACGATGCGATCGCGGTACGGGTTGAGTTCGCCATCCGGCGACCAAAGTACTGGGTTCCAGTCCCGCATGTGCTGGCTGGACATGTCCGCCGCATCGAATGCGCTGGTGCTGCCGTACCCGCTATAGCTGCCGTTCAGCGCGAGCGCACGGCTCTTGCGCTCCGGCAGCGGCTTCCCGTCCGGACCAAGTAGCTGTACGTTCGATTCCATGCGTTATCGCCGTGTGAAGGTGATTCGGTTTGCTCTGCGGGGCGACGAGACGATGCCGAGCTGCGCTTGCATCAACTGGATCGCCGCAGCAAGCTCCGCGAGGTTTGCGCGCGTGTACGTGACTGAGCGCGTGCCGTCGCCCTGCGTGTACGAGTAAGACTCGCCTTGCGCGCCCGTCGACAACTGGATGTAGATCTGCTGCGCATTGGCGAGTGACTGCCGCAGCGCTGTCTGATCCATGCCGGCGAGCAGGCTGCGGCTCGGGTCGAAGCAACGCAAAGTGGTTCTCCTATGCTTCAGCCGGCGAGCCGCCGGATCCGAGAGCGTTTCTCAGGCTGCGCCTGTTTGATGATCGGGCCATCTGGCCGCACTGGCCGCGCCGCGCTCACGACATCGAGCTCGACCTCCTGCCGCGTCTCCGGAGCAGGCGGCAGAAGATCGGTCGGATCCGCCTGCACCGCTTCGACACGCCGGTTCAACTTGAGGCCCATGTGCATGAGGCCGCACAGCGCTGCGTAGCCGTACACCCGAATGTCGAGCGCTTCGTTCGCGCGGCCAGGCGGCAATTCCCACACTCGAAACTTCTGCCCGTTGGCAAACTTCGTCACCGAGCGCTCCGAGATCAGCTGCGCAAAGTAGTTGATGTCGCGGTCCGTCGGGAAATGCATATATCCGGCCGGGTACGTCAGCACACCGTCGTTGTCTTCGGGATCGCGACGCAGCCGCTCGCGAATCACGTCCTTCGCCGCATTCACGCCGATGATGACCGGCCGGAACGTCGATTTCGTTCGCGACGAAGGCCGCTTCGTCGGCCAGACAGGTGACCGCGCGCCGCCGCGCGCCGACTCGCCCTTGATCGCCCAGATGCGGCGCCCGAGTCGCGCCTTCGCGAACTCGTACACTTTCTGCGTGTGGTGACCACCGGAGTCGATACAGGCGGCGGATACTGCGAAACCGCGACCGTCCGCGCGCCGCCAAACCCTCTTCAGGTACTCGTCGACGCGTTTCCAAAGCTCCGCGCTCTCGGGGTCGCCCTCGATGACCGCGTGATCTATCGACCAGCTTTCCTCGTTATGCCCCCAGCCGATCGTTTCGAGCTCGACGCGGTCGTCTTGGACGTCGCCGCCGACTGTGATCAGACCGACGCCGTCGGGCACTTCCGCATCCCAGACTTCCGTGCGAGCCGCCAGCCGCGTCTCGCTCAGCGCGCGATCGCCGCGATCCTCGTACGGCTCGCCGAGCACGAGGTTGATGAACGTCTGCCGCGCCAGCGGGTCGTCCTTCACGCGGAGCCATTCGGCAACGAGGTTCGACCAGCACGCGTTCGGAAAGAGGCTGTATCCGGCCCAGATATGGAAACCGGCATGCCCCTTGAATGGCTTCGTCGCGCGCCATTCACCGTTCGTCACCATGTCAGCCTTGTCGGCCTCGTGGATGATGCAGCCGTTGTGCCGGCAGACGTAGTAGACGCTTTCCGGAATGCCGTTGCCGTGCTCGTCCTTGTCCCACTTCATGCCGTACGGCGTTTCGGGGCTGCCCCATTCGAGCACCTGGTGCTCGCCGCAGTGCGGGCAGGCCACGAAGAAGTAGCGCTGATCGCTTTCGTTGAAGCTCTTCTCGATCCGGCTATAGCCCTTCACCGTCGGCGTCGAGCCGAGGACGATCTTGCGGTTCCAGAAGGTTTCGGACCGCTTCGTGCCAAGGGCGATCTGATCGCCTTCGTTGCCCGCGCCGTCGACCGGATAGGCATCGACCTCGTCGAACATGACGACGCGTGACGTGATCCGCCGGAAGCCTGCCGGACTGTTCGCGCCGACGAGTGTCAGGCTCGAACCGTTGCGAAACGTCTTCGCGAGGATCGTCTGATCGCTGTTCTTCGCCTTCTGATCGCCCGCGATCTCCGCCAGCACCGGCGTGTCGCGCAGCATCGGCGCGATTTCGGTCTTCGAATAGCTCTCCGCATCCTCGACGCGCGGCTGCACGACGAGAATCGGCGAAGGATCCTGGTGGATGAAGAAGCCGACTGCGTGATCCATCAGCTTGGTGTAGCCGACCCGAGCCGACTTCATGACGCTGATCTTCTCGACGCTGGGGTCGGTTACTGCATCCAGCATGCCCCTCTGATACCCGAACGCCCGGAAGCGCCCAGTTTGCGCGCTCGTTTCCCGAGAGAGCACCGCATAGCGCTCCGCCCATTCGCTCAGCGTAAGCTTCGGCGGCGGCGTCAGGTTCTGGCGAAGAGCCGCAGCGAGGCCCGCGCGCAACGCCGCATAGCCGCGCGCGTACCGCCGTGTGCTATTTAGGGTTGCCTGCTCCATCGCGCGTGAGTTCTTCGAGTGCTTCTGTAATGACCTCCTGCAACATGTCCTGCAGCTCAGCAGGCGTCTTGCACCGATGGAGACGCGGAGCCTGTTCCGCGGGAATCGACAGCAGGCGGGTTCGGACCTTGGCGTATTCAGTACCGACGGCTTTCGCCACTTCGGCGACGTCGATCACCAGACCGGAATCGCGGTCGTATTCGAGCTGAGCCTTCAGCCCGAGATAGTTCTCTTTGAAGCAGCGCGCTTCGTCGAAGTCGAGAAGCTGCACGTTGCCCGACAAGATACGGTCTGCGGCGTCGGCCGCGCTCTCGCGCTCGCCGAGCGTTACCTCGCTGGCCGCCTGGGTAACGGTTTTCGGTTTGTTACCCGCCGACGCTTGGGTAACAGGCGGGGTAACAGCCGGCGTGCCGTCGCGCCGGTACTTTTTCAGCAGCGCATTCGAGGCATCGACATCGACTTCATCGCCCGCAAACACAAGCCAGCCGCGCTCCTTCCATTTCGTGACCGTCTTTCGACTGACGCCGTGGAGAGTTGCAAACTCGCTCTGATTCATCGCCGCTGGTGTTACCCAAATTTCAAATTTTTGTGGCTAGAGAAAGATCGCGCGCGCGCAGTGCCCGCGAAGTAGAAGGGCGGCGGAGGACCCGCTTGTAAACCATACCTGCCACCCCTCCCAAATCACCCCACCCCGCCCTCTCGCCGTGCACGTTTTACAACCATCCGGCGCGCGGCGCGCGTCAGTATTCGCCGTTCCTGAGCATCACGATGCCTGGCACAGCAGAGTTGATCGCGTCTTCTTCACTGATGTGTGCATCACCGGGCAACCCGACAGCTTGCAATGCCACGTTGAGCAGATGCTCGGCAGCAGACGCGCATTCAGCAACGACCACCGCGGCGACTCCCACCGGATAAAAGCCGGTGAAGTTCGTGCACTTATAGATCCTCATCGTCGATCACCGTGCCGTCGCGAGCGCCTTTGCAAACGCCGCAGCAAACTCGGCGCGATATGTGGATGCGACAACCTCGCGGCCGCGCTTGCCAAAGTCGAGGTGCTGCTTGACCGGCTGGGCGTCGCCGAAGCGGACTAGCAGTCGCAGGTGACTCGTCTTGTTCGCACCGCGCAGAGCGACGCCACGCTTGCCGCTGCGCTTGATAGCCTTGACGTCTGTCGGACGCTGCCACACGCCACCGATCGATTCGCCGCTCGCCGTCTTGATCGAGCCAACGAAGATGTCGGGCCGACCTTCGAGACGCTTCAGCGCAGTGCGACTGAAGTTGCCATACTGGTTCAGCAGCGCCATGTCCTTTGGATTCAGCCACGTCTTGCCCGAGCCGATGAGCTTGTGCGTGCCGCCAAACTCGTACGGCGCGAGATACGCGGCGGCGATGTCCTTCACGAACACCATCGCTTCCTGCGTGTTCTTGCGCGCGGCTTTCACGCCGATCGAATTGACCGTGAATGGCGTCGGCCGATCGAACACTTGAGGGAGGGCCGCTTTCTCGGCGGCCTGAACGCGTTTTGCGACCGCCGTCAGCGCCTGTGCAGACGCGAACGGCAGTTGCTTGCGTTCGAAATCGTTGAGCCTCCGCGTCAGCGCGTCGAGATCCGACTGAACGCTGATGCGGATTGGGCTCTCCATTACTCGCCGTCCTTGATGGTCGGGTGATTCTTGAGGTCCGCCAGACGCTGGATCAATCGCTGATACTCATGCACAGCGGCGTTGCCGACCATGCGCACCAACGCTTCAATCTCGCCGATGATGGTCAGCGGATGCTCATCCGAGCCAGAGCCAGTCTGGGAAGCAGAAAGCGCCGCATCGGACTCCCCCGCTTCAGCACTGCTAGCCTCCGCATCAGCGGCGCCACCAACGTCCAAAGGGACAGCGTCCGACGACACGCTTGCCGGCGCTTGCGCATCAAGGTTCGGTGCGGCCGGCGTCGGATTGAGGTCGGCAGCGCCCGCACCGCCCGGGTCGGCCTGCGCGTCAGAAATCACCGCTGGCGAAGCGTCGACTGATTGCGAGTCGGAGGTCACGGGCGTATCTGCCGCTTTTCCCTCGTCAGCCGCCGCCGCGGATTCGCCGTTGGATGCTGCGGGCGAGATCGAGGACGTGTCGACGGGCTTTCCCACGTCAGCGTCCGTATCCGAGCCGGTCGCAGACACAGCCGGGGCCTGAGCAGCCTGGGCATCGCCATCCGTCTGGGCTGGCGACGAGGTTTGCTCCCCCACGTTGGCACTCGGGTCAACGCCCGCTCCGTTTGCGATCAGATCGGGAATCTCGTCGCGCGTGATTTCACGGATCGGTGCGACAGCCGCCTCTTCGTTATCGAAGATGACGTTGGTGTCGGGATTGAACTTCAGCATAGCAACCTCCTAAAAGAAAACGCCCCGGCAAAAGCCGAGGCGTCAAATCAGGGCAGTTGCCCCGCCGAGGAGACACGGATGAACGTGTTCGAGAAAGCAAAAAGCCCGCACAGTGGCGGGCTTTCTCTACCGACGACTTCGCCTCCCAGTCGGGAAGCGAAAGCTCACGCGCGAGGCGGATTCGGTAATCTGGCGCGATTATAGGACGGTTGCCGCTGGTTTACAACCGTTCTTTTTCAAGCTCTTCATGAACGATTGGGCATGGATCCTCGAGATGTGCTGCCGCAGCGAATTTTCTGCTTCAGCCAGCACGATTTCGAATTGCCTCCCGCGCAATACGGCCTTGTGCTGCTTCCGCATGCGGGTCTGCACCTGCTCCGGCGACATCCTCCAGACGTAGGTGTACTTCAGTACCCACTTGTGCACGTGGTTCGGCATCGTCGACCAAGCCGCCTCAACGAGCCAGCCATCCTTTTCGACGGGCGTCACGCCGGAGGGTGCTTCTTTGGCGTCGCGCAATGCGACATAGAGTTGCGCCCACTGCGCGCAAACTCCCGATTGGAACTTGGGCATGCGCACCGTCATGCCCCAATTGTCGAACCGCGCCTCGTTCGTCTCGAACTTCATTCAACCTCCGCCTCGTATTTATTGCATCGGCGCATCTCGACCCAATCGAGTGACGCTTTCTGATTTCCTCTGCTGCACACGTACTTCCGAACTCCACCCCAGCGAGACAGCACGAGTTGGACGCAGCCCAGGCATGTGCCCTCTTGCTTGCGCTCAAGGACGATTGCCGGGTCCATGAACTCGAACCGTCTCACATCGCCACCATGAAACTGATGCCCCAGTTCATGAGCCAAGCGACGAAGCTGTCTCGCAGCTCGGCGTTGCGCGGGAACGGGAACTCGACTTCAAGCGCGTCGCCGTCGCTCTCGATCTGGCCGGCGAACGGGCAGCCTTCGAAGGCGATGACCTTGGCACCTGTCACTCCGTCGATGTGCTGCCTGCTCGTATCGATCAAGCTCTGCGGGACGTCTGCGTATTGGATGTAGGCGTGTGCGCTCATTCCGTCCTCCCGATGACGTCGGAGTAGGCAGCCATCCCCATCAGACAAAGGAATGTCCACACCAGGACGAAGACGATGTCTTGCGCGTCGGGCGTCATGTTCGCTCCTTACTTGATCGAGATGTCCGGGACAATCACCGACGGCTTGAAAACGACCTTGTAGTGGTATGCGCTGACGTTGGCCGCGTCGAGCTGCTCCACAAAGTACGTCACGTTGTCCGACAGTCCGAGGAAGTGCTTCTTGAAACTGGCCGGCCCGGTTTTACAGGTGATCGTCACCTCCCGGCTCTTGTCGGCGTTTCCGAGAGAGCAAAGCCCTTCGATGCTCAGCATGTACTCGCCCGTGATGCCGTTGTAGAACACAACGCGGCGGTTGATCTCGAAGTTGTCAGCGGCCTTCGAGAGGTTGCGCGACGCGACGTCCGCGTCATTACAGGCAGCCAGTGCGGACAGGCAAGAGAGCGCGAGAACCAATTTTTTCATTTCGTCACCTTCGAGGGTTGCGGGAGATTCCACGTGCGGCGGCGGATGCCAGTGACGGCGTAAAACCAGTCGAAGTCGGCAGGAAGCGTTTTCATGCTGTCTCTCTAACGTCCATTTCGTTCATGCCGCTCGCGAGGAACGGCGCCAGTGTTTTGCTGTTGTCGTCGATGAAGGCACGCGTCCGATAGACGCCGGCTTCCACCCACCCATCATCGAGAACCGGTATTCCTGCGCGCCGGTCCTCCGGAATCCATGCATCAACCCAGACAAACGGCCGGATCGTGTTCTGCACCTTCGGAAGCGCCACCCTGTAGACCGTCGTCTCGAGCGCCGCCGTCAGTTGAAACGGTTCCACCGCGTACCGCTTCCCGTTGCGGCCGCGCGGCGTGCGCCAGCGCGTGTCCGTCGGTATTCGAATCAGGCACCGCACCTTCTTCCTCCTTCAAACCCATCTTTCGAGCGCGCACCGGCTCCCACCGCGCGAGGGCATCGTCGAATGCCGCGCATTTCTGCTCCCACGGAGCGCCGCTGCGATCGAGCCATTCGTGACAGGCCGCACAGCCCGGCACCGTGAACCAATGCTTCGCCTTCAGCGCGCCGCCCTTCCCGTGCTTCGATTGATTCGAATGACAGTCGACGACGGTCGGATCTGCCCATTCCGTCCACGGGCATTTCACGTTCAGGTAGCAGGGCTCTCCGCGGCACGCCGCCAAATACTTCGATCCCTCGGCGACCGTCGGCTTCTTCACACGTGCCCTCAGCTTCGCGCGGCGCATTGAGGTCGCGCGGTCCGCGGTGCTCTTGAACGGCGAGCGCTTCATCGGCGTCTTGCTGACGAGCGGTTTCGAGCGCTTCACTGCGCCTCCGCAATCTGTTCGCTCGCACCGCTTTCGATCTCGTCGACGATCTCGACAATGGCTTCCTGTGCGATCACAGGGATTTCGCCGGCCAAGCCGACGATGTGACGCGCCTGCATGACCCGCAGACCGAGCCCGCGCGCAAGGTGGTGTTCGATGTTCGCGCCGGCCGATGCTTGCCAGCCCGGCAACAGAGCGATTCCGTCACAGTCGACTAGCTGTTTGATGTCGGCGCGCATGCAGGCGAGCCAGCCGCCCGTCGGATCGACGTTGATCTCTGCCGGATTGACAATGTCGAAGCCCAGCGCGCGAAGGCGTGCCGCCTCGGCATGGAATGCCGGGAAGTTCAGTTCGGGTAGGTTGGACATGGGTCCGGCGATGTAGAGCTTCATGCTGCCGCCCTCCCCGAACAGATCATCGCGTTCATCGCTGAAACAACGACCAGATCGGCGCGCGGCCACCATGCCGCACTCGATCGGTATTTGGCGTCAAGCACCTCGTCGCTTTCTTCAATGTCGGCGAAGTTGGCTGCTACGGCGTCACCGTAGCGGGCATTCACGCCCGGGCCAATCCGATACACGAGTTGCGGATAGCCTTCAGTGATCCGCGAAACATGCGCCCATTGGTTGCCGTTCGGGTCCGTCGCGTATCGCAGCAGATCGGAAACCGTCTTCCGCGGAATTTCCAGCGCATCGGCGATTTCCCGACCAGTGCGCTCAATCCCGTCGGACAACAGGTTGCGCACTCGCTGGGAAGACGGCAGCGGCTTCAATTGCATGTGGCGCTGCTTGAATAGCGCGCCTTCATATGTCCTGCCCGGGAGCAGATGCATGTGCTTCTTCAGGACCGCGCCGCGCTCCTTCAATCCGCGCAAAATGCGGAGTTCGTCTTGCGTCCACGGCGCGCCCTTCACAGCACCTTCCTCGCGTTTCGCCTTTTCTGCCATCACTTCACCTCCACGATCGTCAGCCCGCGCGCCGCCATCAGATGGCGCTTGATGCGGTATCCCTCGGTTACGCGGCCTTTCACGTCTTCAATGACCGTCTCGCCGCCCTTCTCGTACACAAAATCCGCCACGTACCGCAGCGCCGGCCGCTTACGGCCACCTATCACCACCGGCTCAGCAAGGACGAACGGCACCTGCAGTTCCAACTCGCTGATCTCGCCGCGAACTTGCATCTGCACCAGCTCGTGCCAGCGTTTCATCTCGCGTTTGCTGTCGAATTTGATGCCGCCGCTTTCGCATTTCTCGTTGCGGTACTTCGCCGGCTTCTTCTTCGCGGTCGGAACCTTCGGCGCGGTCGCGAACGGGTCATATCCGGAGGCGATGTCGTCGAACTCGCTCGTCGGCTGCTGACCGGTGCGGCGCATCAATTCGCGGCTCGCGAAGTCCGGCCCGACCGTACGGTCGTCGCGCACGCGCGCCGTGCCGACGTGCGTCGTTCCTTCCGGGTAATGGAGGGCTGCGGTGCGCTTGGTCACGCTGCCTCCGTGTTGCCGTTCTTATCGCGCGGGATGTCGTTGAAGTAGGCGTAGAGCTGCTCGTACCGCTCTTCGCTCTCGCGGCCGACCGTGCGCAGCATGTCTTCCATCCATTCGCCCGGGCCAGCTGCCTTGAACACGCGGACCTTGAAGTGGATGAATGTCTCGCCGTCCTTCAGCGTCACGCCGAGTTGCGCAGCGCGCGCCTCGATGCCGCTCGACGTTTTCCACCAGTCCGCAGCGATCGCTTGTGAGCCATTAGCCGCCTGAGCGATCCCATCGGTCTTCACCGTGAACAGACCAGTCCATCCGCGCAACACTGCTTCCTCGACCGTGACTTCCGGCGTCTGCCCGGCACTGGCAAGCTTCAGCAGCTTCTTGATCGACACGCGCGCGGCGCCGCGCGTCCAAGGCGCGTCTTTATGCTTCGCCTCGCGGTGCTCACACCACATTTCCCAGACGTCAGCAGGGATGCCTTCAGGAAGTTGAAGTTGGCGAAGCTCGTCATGCAACGCAACTCGCGACGAACGTCGCGCCAATTGCTGATCTACGTTCTTCTCTTGCTCTACTAAAGCAATCTTGGTGTCGAAATTTGGAGGGGCTTCAGGTGAAATTTCACCCCCTTCAGCGTGGGATTTGGAGGGGCTTGAAGTGGGATTTGAAGCCCCTTGAATATTGGAGTGGCTTGAATTTTCATCCCCCTTTGCGCGGCGCGTTTTGGAGTGGCTTGATTTTTCACCCCTCTTCGCCATGTATTCTTCAAGCGTCGGCGGGCTCAGCGAAATGGTTTTGCCATTGCGCGGATCGACGCTCTGCACGATCGTCGCGCCAGCGGGAGCGAGCATCTGGTAGATGATGATGCTCTGCGTGCGGCCGAGACGCTTATCCGTTTCCAGCAGGTAGCCGAGCTCGATCAGCTTGCTCCGCGCGCGACGGATCGTCTGGATGTTCAATTCCGTGTCCAGTTCGAGCTCGTCGTTGGTGACCCACGTCGAATAGTCTTCGGCCGCCCAGTTCGCGTAGGTCTTCAACAGCGTCTTGGCCGACGAATCGCCGACCCGCTGACGCTTGGCCCATTGGTGTGCGTATCCGCTCACGCTGCCGCTCCCACCACGCGCGACGAAACCAGCGCATGAAGATCGGCGAAACGCTCGACATACCAATGTGGCTGCGTTTCGCGCGGACTGTTCGGGTTGGTGATGTTCTTGCCGTACCGCAGGCCTGCTTCCGTGATTGCCCAGAAGCGCTTCGTTCCATTCACGGCGCGCGCTGAGGTGCTCCGGCGCGTGCGCTCGGCTTGCATTCCCGCATCGGCCAACAGACGGTTATATGTTCGCGCCGAGATCGAGATGCCGTGCGCGATCAGAAGATCGGTGAGCGGCTTCGTCTCCATCGAGCTGCCAGACGTTGAGTCCGACGCGGCGTCGACGACGTACGCTGGGAGGAAGGTCGGCTCGATGCCGTGGTTCTTGGCGATGTGGGCGAGCATCGCAACCTGACTGGACGGCGATGGCTTTAGCAGACGCGTAAAGCATTCGGCGATCGCAAGCTCACCGGCGAGTTTCGTCGATTCGCTTGCCTGGTTGACATACGATCCGGTCTTTCTGACAGACGGCAGCACCTCGCCGACGACCCATTCTTCGAAACGTTCGGCGGCCGGAAGCTTCGAGCGCATGATGAGACGATAGACATCGCGCTCAGGGATGACCTTTACACGTTGCATGCCACCATTCGAAGGGGCGAGAGTTTCGCTCACCCCTTTGCAATGCACGCGCACAGCTTCGTTCGGGTTCGTATAGCCCAACGTTGCAGCGACATCGCGCGCGACGAACATCGGCTCGCCGTCGACCATAACAACGCGCACCGCTGCGCCGTCGAAAACGAACGGGGTGATTTGGTTGCTCATCAGATTGCCCTTGCGAGTTCGGCGCAGTTGCGCACAGCGGTTTGGAGGCGGCGCTTGGCGTTGTAGACCGATTGCTTGGCCGCATGAAAAGCAAGGTATTGCTTGCGCGTCGCCCGGCGAAACCTTTCGTCGCTGGTATCCAAGCGAGCCTCAATCCGGTTCTTCCGAATGAAGCGCGCGCACGAGTTGCGATAGTCCGACTGCGCTTCGCGCATCGCCTGTTCAAAGCGCAGGAATTCAGCGGCACGCCGCGCGACGAGATCCTTCGTCCAAACCGGGCTGACCTTGATGGAGTTCTTCACGGTCGCCTCACAGGTCGTTGTCGTGACCGCACGGCAGAGAGCCGTCGGACAGTTGGCGAGCACCGCAACCGATGCAGATCTTCGGCGCGGCATTCAGGGTGGTGGATTGATCGGTCGTCATCGGGCCGATGAAAAACCGGCCGGTGTGAAGAAGATCCGCGCCGCCGAGCGACGGCTGAAGATCGCGCGCGCTCATGCCTTCACCTTCGAAGCCTTCGCCGCCCGCGAGCAGTCGGCATTGAAGGTTGCGAATTCGCGCGAAAGACCGACGCGGACGGCAGCGAGTTCGCCGGGAAAGCGCTCGCCGCGCGCCGCAACCGCACACATGGCGTCGCGGATCTGCTTCTGCTGCGCAGCCGGCAGTTCCGGCGGCAGCTCCGGCGCAAAGAGAACCGGATTCGAGTTGTTTTGCATGGGATCTCCCGCCGGCATGCCGGTCAGTAGTACTAAATCGGAACAAAAGAAGCCTGGCGCCCAAGCTGCTTGTGTATCGACTCATCCATGCAGATGTCGGCCTCGTAGCCGACGAACTCCGTCAGTTGTCTGACGTTTTATTCCCCGCGCCGCCCAATGTGGGCCACTTCAAACGCGGCTACTTCCGGGTGCAGCGGTCCGTATGCAGAGCGCAGGACGTGATACCCGAGGTATTTCTGAGTTGAAACGCCCAGACTCGCCGCCAAAGCAGCCAACTCCCCAGCTTCAGGAATCGGAAGTTCAACGAGAAGGCCGGTTTTTGCTTCATTCATGCGCTTACTGCGCTCCCAACTTGGGGCGACGCGACACTGACGCCCAACAGATTCGCCGGCAAAGTACCAACCGTGCCAAACAGAAAAAGCTTGGCGATGCGGGCAAGCGCCGCGGAATCGCTGTCAATGCCATAGAGAGCTTTGAATGCTTGCATTCCCTCGTAGACGGGGTCTTCAAGGCGGGTCTTTACTTCGTTGCGATATTCAGCGCGACGAGACATTGCTTCCTCCATAAAAGAAAAACGGTTGATGAACACAAAAGACAACGAACGCGCGAGAGACCTACTTTGCGAGTCGCTGACGGGGCCTACCAAGAAAGATGTGGGGGAACTCGAGCTTGACGGCAGCCGGGATCCCTCTCTCCTTCCAGTTGTGGACGCGCTGAACTCCACCGCGCTGGTCGAAACCCAGCCGACGGGCGAGCTTGGAAGCGCCACCGAGTTCCTCGATGAGCAGTCGGTCAGCAGTGATGTCGTTTTTCCGGTCCATGCGTTATTAAACACCACGTTTAATCAAAAAGCAAACACTATGTTGAACAACAAGGTGTTTAATTTTGAGAACATCCGGGGTATGCATGAGACCACCGCTCGCCTCTACGAGGCAGCCCGCGTATTGCGCGGGCTCACCACGCCCACCGAAGTCGCACGCCTTCTGAATGTCGCGCCCCAGAACGTAAACAACTGGGAGCGTCGCGGCATGTCGAAAGCGGCGATGCTCGATGCCCAAGAAAAACTTGGGTGCAGCGCCGTTTGGCTCATGACTGGCGAGGGCCCGATGCTCAGTGCGGCGCCGGTTTTGCCGGCAAATGATTCGCCGAAAAGAGACCGAACACGCCCCGAGATCGAAAAATCCGATCGATCCGAGTCTGATATTGTTTTTTCTTCAGACGACTTGGCGACAGCGAGGTCGCCACGTAGACTGAGAGCAGCGCTTTTCGATAAGGGCTTAACTACCGCAGAAATTGCATCCGTTGCGGGGGTTAGCGAATCCATCGCCGGCCAGTGGCTGGATGGAGAAGGCCCGGACATCACACTGGCGCAAGGTGCCGCGCTGCAAACAGCCTACGGCGTGAACGTTGTTTGGCTTACGAAAGGGAAAGGCGAGCCGGGCGTCGCTGTTCGGTATGTCGACGAGTATGAGCCTATCCCCATTACGAACTGGAGAGCTGTCCCCGTGGTAGGTCATGCGCAACTTGGGGATAACGGGTACTGGGCCGACCTCGAATATCCCGTCGGAGCCGGTGACGGCTACGTCGACTTCCCTTCCAGGGATCCGAACGCATACGCCTTGAAGTGCGTCGGCGACTCAATGCGTCCCAGGATCAAAGACGGCGAATTCGTCGTTATCGAGCCCAACCAAGCTATCGAGGCCGGTGACGAGGTGCTCGTCAAGTCGAAGGCTGGGCAGGTCATGGTCAAGGAATTCTTGTACCGTCGGGCCGGCAGGGTTCATCTCCGCTCAGCCAACGATGCGCACAAGCCAATCAGCTTTTCGAGCGACGAAATCGAGAAGATGCATTTTGTTCGCGCGATCTGCCGCCCGTCTTCGTGGAGGCCGGATTGAAGCTCAACCTACTTGTGGCCACGGTCGGGCTGGCACTGGCGAGTAGCACTGCTGCGGCCGCTAGCGCGGCGGTCGCGCGGCTGCCTGGTGGGATGACGCTAGAGATCGTTGAGCACGCGGTCAGCTGCAAAGGGGCGCCCGTCGCAATCCTCTTAGACAAGCAAGGTCTCAAGAAAGACATGACTTGCGCCGTCGAGATCACCTCCGATGGCGTGCGCACCACATTTGCCCGATATGGCAAGCCAGTTTTCTGGCACAAATCTCAGTTCTCTACGGTCGACACCGCGACGCTCGACTGACCCGTCGTCCTCCCCACGCCTCCAAGCCCGCTCCTGCGGGCTTTTTGCTTTTCGGCCCACTTCGCCTCCGCTACGCACTTGCGCAAACTTTATTAAACAAAATGTTTGACAGTTATTTAAACGTGATGTTTAATACCTCCATGCGCTGAACGAAGCGCTCCGGGGATAAACCGGGAGCCCTGATCTCAGGGCACTGGGAAGTGATCAGTGTCTTGTACTCAGGGCTTCCTGTCCGGCAAGTGGACAGGAGATAGCGAATGAGCTGGCTTGCAAGCGATCTACTCGAGCTGAAGCGCCTCGCGCAGGGTGGTGCCGGCGCGCTCATCGAACATCTCCTGCGTGAATACGCACTCAACATCATCGCACCCGGCGTCGCTGACGTCCGGGCCGGCGGATAAGGACAGGAAGATGGAACGCGTTCTGGAAGACAACGCCCTGCTCCGCGACATCACGCGGCTGCAGGACGTCGAGAGGATCTACAAGGCGATCGGCGTTGCCGGTCTTTACGGTGTCGCGATCGGCGCAGTGTGGTTCCTGTGCGTCGCCTTCCGCGCCGGGGTGCTGGCGTGAAGCTCTGGCAGATCTGGGGAATTACGTTTCTGGTCGCGGCGGCTTATCTGGCGATCTGTGCGGAGATCGACTACCGCGCCGCTCGTATCGAACGCTGCACAGTCGTCCACTGCGCCTGAACCGATCCCGAAAAGGCTCACCATGAACATTTATCAGGTAGTAGTCCTTATCTGGATCGTGACGATGGTTGCCGCAATGGCATTCGTTCGCGGTGCCGATGCTCGGGAAAAACGGCGATTGGAAGAGATCCATCGCAGCAAGAAAAACATTCGCTGGCCGGCGCCCGACTAATCAGTCGAAACAGGCCAGCCGAAAAATTCACAAACCGCAGCGCGACGGGTTCGCGCAAATCACGAGGAGCAACACCATGGTTCGCAAGGCAATTCTGGCAGTCGCAGTTCTCGCAGCATTCGTCGGCCACGCACAAGCAGCCGATTCGTTCAACGTCGGCGCGGGCTTCAGCTCGTCGGTCACTCTCTCGGGCGGCTCGATGGCTTCGTCCGGTTCGAATGGCCAAGGCTACAGCACGCAGACGTCGAACAGCGCTGGCTTCGGCTACGCGGCAGGCGGCACGGCGATCGGTGTCGGTGCAGCCGGATCGTATGCATACAACGGCCTCGGCGCGATTGGCGCGGGCGGTTCGTTCTCGGGTGCGATCGGTGGCAGCAACACGACGTCGACGTCGAGCGGCTACACGTCTGGCGATGGCTACGGCGCGACGAAGGGGGGCGCCGGTGTCGATTACTCGGCCGGCGGATACAGCGGCCTTAGCGGTTCGTACGCGTACTAAGCCCAGAAACGAAGAGGCCCCGGGTGCTAGGAACACCCGAGGCCTGACTCCACACGAGGAAGGAGCCACCATGAAAACAAGTTTCACGGCCATCGCAATCGTAGCACTTCTCGGAGCAGGTCATGCGCAAGCGCAGAGCACTTCGACGGCTGAACAGACGAGCACTTCGCAATCGGTCGCGCAAGGGTCCATTCAGTTCTCGCAGACGCCAGAGCACACGACGTCCACGGTTCGCAACGTCAGTGCGCCGGTCCTTGGCGCATATGCATCCAGTTTTTCGCAATTCAATTGCGGTCAGACGACGCAGGGCGGCTTTGCGGTCGCGGGCTTCAGCGGCGTGATCGGCACCAGCAAAGACCAGAAGAGCTGCGTGCTCGAGGTCGCCGCCGCCGAGATGACGCGCCAGTCCACCGTTGATCCGGATAACGCCACGGCGCTGCGTAGCGCAGCGATCGGCATCCGTTGCCAGATCAGCGAGGAAATCTACCAGGCAATGCGCGACGCAGGGTTCGAGTGCAAGCGCAAGCCGAAGGAACTCACTTCGCGCGTCGACTCGCAGCCCGAGTCGACGCGCATAGCAGGCAACTGAATTCCAACCAACCGCGTGCCGGCGCGTAATCCGGCGATCTGACTTGATGACGCAGCGCGCCTGACCGTGATTGCCCCTCGCAAGGGCGACAGGCCTGCAGCGTCATCAACTCAGATAGCGATTAGGAAGGCTTTGGACACGAGATCCGGATCTCTTTCCGATTGAAGCCCGCGTCTTCGCTGATCGTGTTGTATCCGGCCGGACAAAGTTGGTTGGCCTTGTCGTAACAGATGTTCCACCCGAGCGCCGCACCGCAAGCAATGATGAATTCGGAGTCGCCGCCGGGACGCTTCACTTCTTGGACGGTTGTACAAGCAGCCGCGCAAACCGAAGCAAACAGCAATGCGAGCGTTCGTTTCATAGGTCGCCTCGCTTCAAAAACCAAGGATCGTAGTATGAGCGAGAACAGCAAAATCGAGTGGACGGATCACACGTTCAATCCGTGGGAAGGCTGCCAGAAGGTCGGGCCGGGCTGCGATCACTGCTACGCCGAGACGCGCAACGCGCGCTTCGCGGGCGGCACCGCGATCAACTGGGGGCCGGGTGCGCCGCGGCGCCGCACGTCTCCCGCAAACTGGCGCAAGCCGCTGGCGTGGAACGCCGCGCACGGCGAGTTCTTCGCGCAGCACGGCCGCCGCCAGCGCGTCTTCTGCGCGTCGCTCGCTGACGTTTTCGACAACGCGGTTGATCCGACTTGGCGCCGCGACCTGTTCGACCTAATCGAGAAGACACCGAATCTCGACTGGCTTTTGCTGACGAAGCGGATCGGCAACGTCCTGCCGATGATCAGCCAGACCGCACAGTATCGCTTCGATCTTGAATGCATCGAAACGCCGCGCCTGCCCGACAACGTCTGGCTCGGCGCGACGATCGTCAATCAGGAAGAGGCGGACCGCGACATCCCGAAGCTGCTCATGACGCCCGCGCGCCGCCGGTTCCTGTCGATGGAGCCGTTGCTCGGTCCTGTCGACTTGCTGCCGTTCTTCGACCCGAGCGGCGCGTGCTGCGGCGCTGAGTACGGGTGCGGCGACCGCGAATGCCCCTCGGATGCCGCATGGATCCACGGCCCCACGACCGAGTATGCAGAAGACGGCAGCGGTTATAGCTCGCCGACCATCGATTGGGTGATCGTCGGCGGAGAAAGCGGCAAGAACGCGCGCCCGATGCATCCAGACTGGGCGCGAGCGATCCGCGGCCAGTGCGAAGACTACGGCGTGCCGTTCCTATTCAAGCAGTGGGGCGAGTGGCGGCACATGAACGTCGAAGAGCAACGGGCGAACCCTGACGCTGTGATGCGCGGCCGCACCAGTGCATGGCCCGATGGGACGCTCGGTTACGGAGACTTTCGAAGCAACGGCGGTTACGGAAAGCCGTTGTTCCTGATGGGCAAGAAAGCGGCAGGACGTGAACTTGACGGCGTGACGTACGACGGCTTTCCCTCGTGACCCGCCTACTCCCCACCTTCCGCGCGCTGCTCGCGCTAACAAAAACGAGGCACTGAGATGAGCGAAGTAGAGCGGCCCGTGCTCCGATACCACGGCGCGAAGTTCCGGCTTGCCGAATGGGTCATGGGCTTTTTCCCGGCACATACCTGCTACGTCGAGCCGTTCGGCGGCGCTGCCGGCGTCCTGCTGCAGAAGCCGCGCGCGTATGCCGAGGTCTACAACGATCTGGATGGGGAAGTCGTCAACTTCTTCCGCGTGCTACGTGACGACGCTCTCCGCGAGCGACTTATTGAGGCTTGCGTCTTGACGCCCTACTCGCGCGAAGACTTCATGGAAGCGTGGGATGTGGTCGACCAACCGGTAGAGCGTGCGCGACGTCTGGCGATTCGTGCGCAGATGGGATTCGGCAGCGCGGGCGCGACTAAAGGTGCGACGGGATTTCGCATCGACACGAAACGCGAATACGGCACGGCGCAGCACCTTTGGGCGCTATATCCGGCCGCGATCGCGGATGCTGGGATGCGCATGAGCGGCGTGCTCATCGAGAATCGCCCCGCGATCGAGGTGATGCGCGCGCACGATGCGCCAGAGACGCTGCACTTCATAGATCCGCCCTATATGCACGGTACGCGGGTCATGGACGGCAGCAATCGGTATTACCGCTTCGAGATGACGGACGACGAGCACGAGCAGTTGCTTGATGCCGCGCTCGAGCTGCGCGGTATGGCCGTGATTTGTGGTTATCACTCAGATCTCTATGACTCACGCCTGGCAAGTTGGGAGCGACACGAGAAGGAGGCGCGCATAAGCGCCGGTCGCGGCACGGCTATCCGGACGGAAGTGCTTTGGATCAACCCAGCGTGCGCAGCGGCGCTCCGTCGTGAAGCTTCGCAGCAGGGTCTGTTTCTGGAGTACGCATGACCCGCACCACACAAACCTTCCGCGCGCTGCTCGACGCACTCGACTCGATCGGGCTGGCTCGGAAGCCGACGACACAGCAGACGCACGCGCTCTGTCAGAGATTCGTGGAGATGGTCGCGGAATTGACCGGCGCGCGCGTGACGGTTTTGATCGGACAGACACCCATCGGCGGATCGCCGGATAAAAGGATTTTTAAGAATGAAGCGTGATCTCATGTCCCTGCCGCTGGATCTTGGCAGCGAGCTCATCGTCGACAACTTCGCCGGCGGTGGCGGCGCAAGCACCGGGCTCGAGCGCGCGTTTGGGCGCCCGGTCGATGTTGCAATCAACCACGATCCGGAAGCGCTCGCCATGCATGCGGCGAATCACCCGCACACCGCGCACTATTGCGAGAGCGTTTTCGACGTCGATCCCGACGAGATCACGAACAACGCGCCGGTCGCGCTCGTTTGGCTGTCGCCCGATTGCAAGCATCATTCGAAGGCGAAAGGCGGCAAGCCGGTCGATAAGAAGATCCGCGGCCTCGCATGGATCGCGCTGCGCTGGGCAGCGAAGGTCAAGCCGCGCGTGATCATGCTCGAAAACGTCGAAGAGTTTCAGCAATGGGGTCCGCTCAATGCTGAAGGCCGGCCGGATCCGAAGCACAAGGGCCGCACGTTCCGCTCGTTCGTGAACGCGCTCAAGCGGCATGGCTACCGCGTCGAGTATCGCGAGCTGCGCGCGTGTGACTACGGCGCGCCGACGATCCGCAAGCGCCTGTTCCTCGTCGCTCGCCGCGATCATCTGCCGATCGTCTGGCCGAAGCCGACGCATGGCGCGCCCGGCAGCGTCGGCGTAACGTCCGGCAAGCTGCAGCCGTGGCGCACGGCGGCGGAATGCATCGACTGGTCGATCCCCTGTCCGTCTATCTTCGAGCGCGATCGCCCGCTGAAAGACGCGACGCTGCGGCGCATCGCGCGCGGCATCATGAAGTTCGTCGTGAACAGCGCGGATCCGTTCATTGTCAAGTTCTCGCAGAACAGCACCGGCCAGACGCTCGACGAGCCGTTCCACACGGTCATGGCTGGCGCGCCGCGCTTCGGCGTCGTCGTGCCGACGCTGGTGCAGACCGGATACGGTGAGCGGCCAGGTCAAGCGCCGCGCGTCCCGGGCCTCGATAAGCCGCTCGGCACGATCGTCGCAGGCGGCGCAAAGCATGCGCTTGTCTCCGCGTTCCTCGCCAAGCACTATGGCGGCGTCACCGGGATTCCCCTCGATGTGCCGACGGGCACCGTCACGACGACGGATCACCACGCGCTCGTGACGTCGAACCTCGTGAAGCTGCGCGGCACGTGTCGCGACGGCGCGCGCGTCGACGAACCCCTGCACACGATCAGCGCGGGCGGCCTTCACCACGCAGAAGTGCGCGCCTTCCTCGTGAAGTACTACGGCAACGAGAAAGACGGCGTTGATCTGCGCGAACCGCTGCACACGGTACCGACGCATGACCGCTTCGGCCTGGTCACGATCCGCGGCGAGGATTAAGCGATCGTCGACATCGGCATGCGCATGCTCACGCCGCGCGAGCTCGCGCGCGCACAGGGCTTTCCCGACAGCTACGTGCTCGATCCGATGTTCAACGGCAAGCCGCTGTCGAAAACCTCGCAGGTTCGGATGATCGGCAATAGCGTGTGCCCTGACCTCGCCACCGCTCTGATTGTCGCGAACTTTGCGCACGAAAAGCAGATGACCGGCGTAGCCGCCTGACCGCCGACACCATTTTTGAGAACCGACATGACTGAAGAACTGAAGCCCTGCCCGTTCTGTGGCGCTGACGCTGTTTTGACTGAGCACGAGCCGCACGATCACTCCCCCGGCCTCGTCGCACTCACGGGCATCCCCGCGAAGCATCCGGGAAGCTGGACGGTCGAATGCGTCGCCTGCTCGTGCGGAATGATCCACCGCACGCGCGAAGAAGTCGAGGCCGCATGGAACCGCCGCTCCGTCTCCGCGAGCATCGCCGACACAGCGGGGGCGAAGCCCATCGGCTATGCGTCGCGAAAGCATTTGGAACGGATTGACGAGCGGCACCCGGCGCTGATCTATCCGACTGCTGAAGATGAATGGACCGTTCCCGTATTCGCCGCCCCTCCCGCGCCTTCGGTAGCCGATGCGGCGGGGGCAAGTGAGCGGATCAAGGCGCTGTTCATCGAGAACCCGCCCGACGAAATGGGGCCGAGCGACGAGCCGGAATCTCAGTATCGACTCGGATACAACACGGCGCTTGAGGATGCAATCGACGCCATCGCTAAGGAGGCGAAGCATGGATAAGAAAGCAGAGTATCAAGCGTACTGCGATTGGGCCTTCAAAAAGGAAGGCGAAGCCATCGGCCGCATGGACGGAAACGACGCCGGATGGGCAGGATGGCAAGCCCGCGCCCTTCTTGCAGCAGGCGCGAGTGAGGGGCAGGCGGGCATCGAATATGACGTGGCTTTCCGAGACATGTCGCCAGCGGAGTGCTGTTCTTCATGCGGTCTGACGTTCGGAGAATCGACGCTGCTTCATGAGATCAAGACCGGGCAAAAGCAGGCCATTCATTCCGCCGAGATCGCCGCGCTGCGCAAAGAGCGCGACCACTGGAAGGCGAACCACGACGCTCAGGTGTCGCGGGCGCGGTTGCTGATTGAGCGCCCCGATATGCCGCTTGAACGTGTCAGCGCGTATTTAGAACTCGCCGCGCTGCGCGAGCGGATCGCGGGGATGGAGAAGGATGCGGGATGGATCAGCGTGAAGGATCGGTTGCCGGAAAAGAACACGATGGTTCTTTGTGCAACTGAGTTCGATGGTCCGGGAGATTGGCGAATCAAGACCGGATACCTTCAGGACGTCCCTGACTTCAATGATTGGTATGTATTCGGCGGAAGTTGGACGCCGTCGCACTGGATGCCACTACCGGCCGCGCCTACGCGCTGAATCAGGAATGCGCGAGCGCCATCAGATCTCCCAGTTTCCAATCAGGCGCCTCTTGGGCGATCTTGTGAATGAAGGTACTCATATACACCGCGCCGTGCGCTTTGCTGTCCGCGTCGTAGTGGCCGTATTGGATGACAACGTCCGCCACCGCAAGAGCGTCGGCGGATTCGAGAAGGGTTTGGGCTTGGACTTTGTTCATGCCCGCGTTATCGGCAGCAACAGACAGAACTTTAGGCAGTGAAATGCAGCAGCAAATCGAAGAATTCATGCGCGTCAGCCGCGCGTATCTGGAGTCGCGAGATGACTGAAAGACTGATGACGCCGGAAGACCTGAAGCGAATCACCGGTCGCGTACGCTATAGCAAACAAGCCGAGTGGTTCATGCAGGCTTTCGGCGTGGAAATCACCCGCTCGTTCGATGGCGCCCCGATCATGACCTGGGCACTTTACGAATCACTGCTCGCCCGCCGCGCCGGCCTTGACGCCGGGAATGACCGCTCGCCTGCCCGGAAAACTAAAATCTGCTCACCCTTCGTATGAATGCACGTCGCCGTCAAAGACCCTCCAACTTGCCAGCGCGCGTCTACGCGAACGGCGCAAGCTGGTATTGGGTCGTTCCACGCACGAACAAATGGGTTCGGCTTTGCAAGATCGCCGAGGGTGAGACCACGATGTTGGCGCGGCTCGTGGTCGAACGCCGCAAATACGAAGCGCCGCCGGGAACCGGCGACGCGGGTCCGTTGATCGATCGCTACATCGAGGAAAAAGGCCCGACGCTGAAGTCGCAGAAGTCCTGGGCGCGGACTGGCCGCTACGCGCGCAATGCGCTGCGTGACGCGAACGTCGCCGACATCGAGCCAGGCGACATCAGCGACGTCCTTGCCTTCTGGGATGAGAAGCTGACGATGCAGAACCACGTCAGATCGTTCCTGTCCGGCTTCTTCTTCTGGTGTGTAAAGAAGCGCCACACGAAGACGAACCCGGTGCGCGACATCAAGATCAAGACCCCTCCGAGGCGCGGCGTGTACATCACGGACGACCACTTCGCGGCGATCCGAAAGCAACTGGCGCACTTCGAGCAAAAAGCCAGCACCAGAACCAAGGAAGGAATCTTCGCGCGCAACGGCCGGATGTTGCAGTGCTTCGTCGATCTCTGCTATCTGACCGCACAGCGCTCGACAGAAATCCGAACGCTGAAGTGGTCACAGATTGACCGGGCTGCAGGCGTGATCCACTTCCTGCCCAGTAAGACCGCCGACAGCAGCGGCGTCACCGTCGACTTCGCCATCACACCGGAGATCGAGGCGGTGCTCGCCCGCATCCGCGAGATCGATCAGCAGCCCCGTATCGGCGACGCGTTCGTGATTCACAACCGCAAATTCGAGCCCTACAAGCCAGAAGCGCTTCTGGCCGCCTGGACTCGCGCGGCAGCAAAGGCCGGCCTGGCGGCAAAGCGATACACGATTAAGGACATCCGTGCAAAGGCGCTAACTGACGCGAAGCGCGCCGGATACGAGACGAAGGAATTGATGGTTGCGGCAGGACATACGCGAGAGGCCACGACGCACATTTACTTCAAAAAACTCGATATTCCAGTCAGCCACGTTCGGCTTTCGATCCCGAAATCCGCGTGA